ACATCCAGCCGGTGCAGGACGTGCAGGCGCGAATGCTTGAGGTCAATGCCGGGTTCGGTTCGCGCAGTGAGATGTGTCTGCGAACCGGTTATGACTCCGAAACGGTCGACGCGGAAAACGCCGCCGACGCTCAACGTGCTCGCGACTTAAACCTCAATTACCGAACGCTCGTCGAGATTGATAGTGAACACGACGACCAGGAGAAACCATGAAACCGCCGTTCCCTCTACGAATCTTCAACAAACTGGACGGGCAACTACCCGTGCAAGACAAACACTGGTACAGCCTCCGGGCCAGCGGTGAAGCCGAACAGCGCACTATCGAAGTGTACGTTTACGGTGAGATCGGCACCTGGGGTATTACGGCCAATCAGTTCGTGCGTGACCTGGCCGCGTTGGATGACGGTAAGTCACCGATTGTGGTGGCGTTCAACAGCATCGGCGGCGACCTGTTCGACGGTCTGGCCATTCATAACGCCCTGTCGCGCCTGGGTGAGCGCTGCACCGGCCGCGTCGATGCCTTGGCTGCCAGTGCCGCGAGCGTTGCAGTGTGCGGCGCTCATCGGGTGGTAGTCGCGGAAAACGCCGCACTGATGATCCATAACCCGTGGACCTACGCCTCAGGTGATGCCGAGGACATGCGCAAGGTAGCGACCGCGTTGGATCAGGCGCTGGAGCTCATCATCACAGCCTACAAGGCCAAGGCGCCGGATATCGACGAGTTGGAGTTACGGCGCCTGGTCAATGCAGAAACCTGGCTGACGGCTCGCGAAGCGGTGGCCCTCGGATTGGCCGATGAAGTCGGCGACGGTGTGCAAATCAAGGCGTGTCTGGGGCAGGGCACGGTCATGCAGAAATACCAGCGCACACCCCAAGCGCTGCTGGATCTGCTCAACGAACCCACGAAACCGACCGAGCCGGTGGTCGACCAGCCTGAGCCATCGGCGCCTGGTGAGGATGCGGCGGCGCTGGCTCTGCTGATCACCCAGTCATGCACCCAGGCCGGTATCAGCAACTTGATCGAACCGCTGATTGCAGCGACCAAGCTGGTTGACGAAGCGACTGTGCAGGCTGCGATCACCCAGGCCAAGTCGATCCGCGATCTCTGCGTTGCCGCCCGGTTACCAGAGTTTGCGGTGGAGTTTGTGCAGGCCGGACTGGATACCAGCGCCGTGCGTGCGCGGCTCTTCGACAAAGTCGTCGGGAAAGGCGGGGGCTTCGAGATCGACAACAGCCTCCCGCAGAACGAAGACCCGACTCCCAAAATTCAAGCCAAGCAACCCGATCCGCCGTCGATTTGGGCGGCACGTCAGGCCGCTCAATCTCAAGCCTTTAAAGGAGTAAGACCATGATTATCAAACGCGAACCGATGCATGCAGGTGAGTTCCTGCTTTCCGAGGGCGCCGGGACCATCTCGCGAGAAGCAATCAACGTCGCTGCCGGTCACGCACTGGAGCCTGGTCAGATCCTCGGCCTGGTGACCGCGACCAGTGAGTTCGCCCCGTACAACCCGACCGCCGAAGACGGCACGGAAAACGCCATCGCCATTCTCTACGGCCCGCTCGGTGAGTCGGATGTCGTTCGTCGCGGCCGCGCCGTGGTGCGGTTGGCCGAAGTCAGCGAAGCACACCTGACCGGCCTGGATCTGGCCGCTGAGAAAGCACTCGCCACTCATTTCGTAATCGTCCGCTAAGTCGATCCTTCTTTTATATGACTCCCGCCGCGTGCGGGATTTTTCGTTTCTGGAGAGTACCCATGGCCGATATCGCCATTTTTGACGACGAAGCTTTCAGCGTCGACTCGCTGACCGCTGCACTCAATGATCAACCTTACCTGCCGGGACGCATCAGCGCGCTGGGCCTTTTTCGCGAAGAAGGCATTACCACCCTGACCGTGCAGATCGAGAAGGACGGCGACACCCTGGCACTGGTGCCGGCCGGTGAGCGTGGTACGTCCGGCCTGGTGGTCGCGGCCAGCAAGCGCAACCTTATCCCATTCAACACCGTGCACCTGCCGGAACGCTTCACCATCAAAGCCGATGAGATTCAGGGCATCCGCGCCTTCGGTACTCGCACTGAGTTGCAGGCGGTGCAAGACGTGGTCAATGCGCGGCTGGCCAAGGCGCGGCGCCAGTTGGATGCCACTCATGAATTTCAGCGCATGGGCGCGCTCAACGGCATGATCCTGGACGCTGATGGTTCGACGGTCTTGCTGAATCTTTACGAGCGGTTCGGCGTGGAGCGTCAAAAGCTGTCCATGGGACTTAAGGATCCTAAGACTGAGCTGCGTATTAAATGTGTCGAGGCGTTAGATATGCAGGAAGACGCACTCGGCGCTGTCACCAGCACAGGCTCGCGTGCTTTTTGCGGTAAGCATTTCTGGAACGAACTCATCGTCCATCCCTCGGTAAAAGAGACCTACCTCAACAGTCAGCAGGCGGCGGCTCTGCGCGGTGATGCTCGCGAAAGCTTCGAGTTCGGCGGCATCATCTGGGAGCGCTACCGTGGCAAGGTGGCCGGCGTTTCGTTCGTGCATGACGACAAGGCACTTCTGATCCCTGAAGGCGTGCCGGATCTGTACATCTCGGTGTTTGCGCCGGCTGACTACATGGAAACGGTCAACACCCAGGGCATTCCGTACTACAGCAAGATCGAACCGATGCAATTCGGCAAAGGCATGGCCGGTGAAGCCCAGTCCAACCCGCTGCATCTGTGCACACGACCACGTGCGCAGGTCCTGCTGGAACTCTGACCGTGGGCTTTCGCGATCTGATCGTCGAGGTCGACGCGGTGGTGTTCGAAACGCTGGGCGACACTGCACGGATCGAGGGTCGCGAAGAGCCAGTGTTCGGCATGTTCGCCGCGCCCTGGCTGCAACCCAAGTTCGGCAAGCTCAACACCGGCTTGCGCGAGCCGCGCTTCGACATCCGTGTCAGCGATTCGCAAGGTCTTGAACAGGGCATGCTGGTCAGCGTTGACTTGCCTGCCTTGGACGGCGGCGGTGACTACGACCTGATCCAGCTCGAACCGAGCGGTGATGGGCTGGTCGCTTTGATTCTGAGGTTGCGCCCATGAGTGTCGGCAGCTATTTCAAACCCTCGGCCGGGGGCGGGATGATCTCTATCCAGTCTTCGGCCGCAGACTTTCAGGCGTTCCAAGACTTTGCCAAGGTGGTGCCCAAAGCGGCTGCTGCGGCGCATCGGCGCGCGATCAATAAGACATTGGGCTGGTTGCGCACGCACATTGCCCGAGCGGTCAGCCGTTCGGAGCGCATTGCTGTTGCGGCGGTGCGTCAGCGGTTGCGCAGCTATCCGGTTTCCGGCGGGGCTGCGAGCGGCAAACTGTGGTTCGGTTTGAACGCCATCGAGTCCAGCCGGATCGGCCGGGCGCGGCAAAGCGGCAGCGGTGTGTCAGTAGCGGGGCGGCGTTACCAAGGGGCTTTCCTCAAGAAGGTCTACGGCAACAAGCCCGACATCTGGATCCGCACAGCCAGCAAGCATTTCAACGCGGATGACTACCCCGACAGCACGGTGTCACCTGGTCGCGGGCCGAGTTCGGGTTGGGTCGCCGAAAACGGCAGTCGTTTCCCGCTGGCCAAGGCCAAGGTATCGCTGGAGCAAGCCCGGCCGCACTTCGACAGCTGGGTCAAAAAGGCGGATGAGCGCCTGCTGGAGATCCTCAAACAGGAACTCAACTTTGAGCTGCAGAAATACCTCAAGAGGATCGGCAATGTCTGACGAACCCTTCAGTTTGGACCAGCTTTATCGGGCGGTAGAACAGCATTTGCGCGCACACCTTCCCGGCGTGCATGCGGTTACGGCTTGGCCAAACATCGCGGATCGCGTGTTGCTGCCAGCGGTGTTTCTTGAAGTGGCTGAGATCGAGCCGGGTACCGATATCGGCACCGGCGAAACTTCGCTGATCTTCAAGTTTGAGGCTCGCATCATCGTCGACCCAATCAAGCCGCACCATCATCAGCAGGCCGTGCAATTGGCGACGCAGTTGGCGGTGCTGCTGCGTTCGCAGACGTGGGGGTTGGCAGTTGAACCCGCCGAGTTTGTGCAATCGCTGCAGGACTGGACCCAGCCGCACCTGGATGGATACACGGTGTGGCTGGTGGAGTGGACTCAGCAGGTTTATCTCGGTCTTGAGGAATGGCCGTGGCCGGACGAACCGCCGGGGTCGTTGGTGTTTGAAGTCGATCCGGGTGACGGGCAATTCAGATCGGAGGATCTGCCGTGAGTTACGCACGCGCGCAGCATGACCGCATGATCGCGGGTGCGGTAAAGGCTTGCTATGTGGTCGCGGTGGATCTGTCCGCTTCGCCGCCGGTATGTCGCGTGTCGGATGGCAGTGAATGGGTCAGCGCTTGGGTGCGGTGGCACAGCATTGCAGCGGGCAAGGCCAGGCACTGGCGGGCACCGTCTTTGGGCGAGCAGGGCAGTTTGATCAGTCCCAGCGGTGACGTGTCGCAAGGCACGTTTGTCCCAGGCCTGTATGGCAATGCCGGACCGCCGCCAGATAACCGCGACCATGTCGAGGTCTGGCGTTTTGATGATGGCGGCTCTCTGATCTACGACTGGCAGGCCAAGAGTTACAGCATCACGCTGCCGAGCGGCACAGTCACCATCAAGGTGGCCAGCACGGAAGCGGTTGTAACCGATAGCGCGGTGAACGTGACCACCGGCAACATCAACCTGAAAGCGGCGGTGATGATCGACGGCGCGCTGCACGTTACCAAGGGCATCACCAGCGCCGGCGCAATCATTGACGCCACCGGCAACAGCAATCATCACACGCATTAATTCATTCACCACAGCCCGCCAAGTGCGGGCTTTTTCATGCCTGGAGAAACACATGGCCAAGATCGATACGACCTCAACCGATGCGCAAACGTCCTCGGAACCGGCATTGTCATCCTCAACGTTCTCATCGCCGGAGTCCTTGAAATTCCGCGACAAGCTCTACACGTCGCGACTGTTGATCGTGCCCGGTACTGACCGTTCCTATCCGGTGGAGAAGGCGGCGGTCGTGGTGCCGGTCTCCGACATCGAAGCGGTCAAGTTCCTGAAAGCCAGCGAAGAATACGAGCCGTTCAAGGAGTGACATCGATGATCGGAATGGATCGCCAGACCGGCCTACCCATATCCGGCATCGAGCATCTACGGCAATCCATTGCCGACATCTTGAGCACGCCGCTGGGCAGTCGCCGGCACCGCATGGAGTACGGCAGCAAGCTGCGGCGGTTTGTCGATTTGCCCGTTAACGAGGGCTGGAAAAGCGCCGTACAGGCTGAGGTTGCCCGCGCTCTGGAGCGCTGGGAGCCGCGTTTGAAGTTGGATCAGGTGCGGGTCATTTCCGTCATTGGCGGGCAAATCAATTTGCAAATCGTCGGGAAGTACCTGGGCGACAGCGTCACGTTGGAGGTGGCCGCATGAGTACCGTAGATCTGTCGTCGCTGCCAGCGCCGACTGTGCTGGAGCCCCTGGACTTTGAAGAGGTTTATCAGGACGGGCTGAGTGTGTTTCGCGGGTACATGGGCGGTAACTGGACAGCCGCGCTGGAAAGCGATCCAGTCGTCAAAGTGCTTGAGGTCGGGGCATACAACAAAGTCGGCAACCGCGCCCGCGTTAATGACGCCGGCAAAGCGCTGCTGCTGGCACACGCCATTCGCGGTGACCTCGATCACTTGGGCGCCAACGTCAATCTGACGCGCCTGGTCATTCAGGCCGAGGATCTTCTGGCGGTGCCACCGGTGCCCAAGGTCATGGAAGATGACGACCCGTTTCGCGAACGCATCCAGTTGGCCTATGAGGGTTTGACCACAGCCGGCCCGCGTAGCAGCTACATCCTGCATGCGCGTAACGCATCTGGGTTGGTTGCAGATGCCACGGCCGAAAGCCCGGCGCCTTGTTACGTTACGGTCACGGTGCTGGGGCTGGACGGGGAGGGTGAAGCGCCGCCAGAGCTGCTGGCTACTGTGGCCGCTGCGCTGAATGACGATGACGTCCGCCCGGTTGGAGATCGGGTGACTGTACAAAGCGCGCAGGTGATCCGTTACGAGATTGACGCCATCCTGCACATGGCCAGCGCCGGTCCAGAAGCGGATGCCAGTTTGGCCGAAGCGAAAAGCCGATTGGCCGGTTGGATCAATCCACGCAAGCGGCTGGGCGTCGAGGTCGCCCGCTCCGCTGTTGACGCTGAGTTGCACGTTGCCGGCGTTGCCCGGGTTGAGTTGGTCGGGTGGCAGGACTTGGCTCCGACCAAGGCTCAGGCGGCGTTCTGTACGCGCTACAACGTGAGGCTGGCGGGCTGATATGAAAAGTCTACTGCCGCTCAACAGCACACAACTGGAACGGGCCATGGAGGCCGCGTTTTTCGAAAAGACGATTGTCCCACTGCGCGACCTCTACAACGCCGACACCTGCCCGGTGCATCTGCTGCCGCATCTGGCGTGGGCGTGGTCGGTCGATCGCTGGGACTACCGATGGTCTGAGGCGACCAAGCGCGCGGCCATCAAGGCGTCGTACTACATCCACAAGCACAAAGGCACCATCGGCGCGCTCCGCAGAGTGGTTGAACCGTTGGGCTACCTGATCGAGATCGTCGAGTGGTTCCAGACCGTGCCCGAGGGTGTGCCGGGCACCTTCGCGCTGAAGGTGGGCGTGCTGGACACCGGTATCACCGAGGAAATGTATCAGGAGCTTGAGCGCCTGATTGACGACGCCAAACCCGTCACGCGGCACCTCTCCGGGCTGGCGATCAGCCTGGAAACCCAAGGCAATTTAAACATCGCGGTGTCCCTCTATGAGGGCGACGAAATCGACGTTTACCCGCCCGTCATGCGTGACATCGAGGTCACCGGCAGCTTTGGCGTGGTCGGGCGCGAACACACCATAGACACCCTGGACGTTTATTATGATTGATGCGAACTCGCAGTTTTTCGCGATCCTCACGAACGTGGGGATGGCCAAGCAGGCGAACGCCGACGCGCTCGGCATTCCCTGGCTGATCACGCAGATGGGCGTGGGGGATGCTAACCCGAATGGGCTGGCTGACCCGCCAAACCCGGTGCCGACGGCTGATCAAACCAAGCTGCTCAACGAGTGGCGCCGCAAGCCGCTCAATCAATTGAAGATTGACCCGAACAACTCGGCGGTGATCATCGCTGAGCAGGTCATTCCGGCGGATGAGGGTGGTAAGTGGATCCGCGAAATCGGCCTCTACGATGCCGGCGGCGATCTGGTGGCGGTGGCCAACTGCGCGCCAAGCTTCAAGCCCTTGCTGTCGCAAGGTTCGGGCCGCACGCAGATCGTGCGCATGAACTTCGTGGTCACCAGTACTGGCAATATCACGCTCAAGATCGATCCGGCCGTGGTGTTGGCGACGCGCGAATACGTCGACGCGAAGATTCTTGAAGAGCTGTACAAGCTCGACAACAAGCAGTCGGTGCGGGTGGCGACGACAGCCAATATCGCGCTGTCCGGACTTCAGGTGGTGGACGGCGTGACGTTGGTGGCGGGTGACCGGGTGCTGGTCAAAAACCAGAACACGGCCAAGGATAACGGCCTTTACGCGGCGGCGGCCGGCAACTGGTCGCGCACCGCAGATGCTGACACTAACGCTGAGGTGACGTCGGCGTTGCTGGTGTCGGTGGAACAGGGCGCAACGCAGGCGGACAGTCGTTGGCAGCTCATTACGGATGCCGCGATTGTGCTGGGCACCACGGCCCTGGCTTTTCAAGATGTGACCTTCGGCTTCGCGCCGTTGAAATCACCCAGGTTCACAGACGTGCCGGAAGCACCTACAGCCGCGAAGGACACGGCGACGAATCAAATTGCGACAACCGCCTTTGTTTTGGCGCAGGCCTCTGACGACCTTCCGAAAGGTGATGGTCAGGCTGCGCCGGGTGCGAGCAAGCGACTTGCTCGCACCGATCACGTTCACCCCACGGATCCGTCTCGGGCCGCCGTGGCGGATCTGCCGTTTCGCGGCTTTCTTGCGTGGCTTGTGCCCGGCGTCTTTCAGTGGACAGTTCCTGCTGGTGTTACGAAAGCGTATGTCGTCGTAAAGGGGGGAGGTGGTAGCGGTCGGAACAGTCAGGTGTTCGGGCCGGGTGGTGGCGCCGGTGGAGTTGCCGAGGGACTGGTTGCGCTGGTGCCGGGCGACGTCATTACCATCACGGTTGGCGCGGGTGGCGCCGGCGTGTCTTATAGCGTAAGCGGAAGCCCCGGGATGAACGGTTCGGGATCTTCGTTCGGTGGTTACATGTCGGCCACCGGCGGAGAGGGTGGCGGCTCAAGTGGCGCCGGGGGCAAGAGCGGTATTGGCTCTGGTGGCACCCTGAATTACGGGTTGGGTGATGGTCACTCTGGTGGGCGCGCAAGCTCTACCGCGTACGGCTTCCCTGGCAGTGGCGGTGGCGCTGGTGGCGCGGGGTCGGTGGTAGACGGCGCGGGCGTCGGCCAATCCCTGCTTCGTGCTGGCCAGTCTCCCGGTTCTGGCGGCGGCGGCCGGATGGATAGCGGCGGCTTTTCTGGAGCTGGTGCTCCTGGCAGTGTGACGGTGAGGTTCTGAGAAATGTGGGCACATATTGAAAATGATCGAGTCATTGAAGTGACCGACATTGATCCATCCGGGCGCTTCCATCCTTCGTGGATCTGGAAGCCCTGCCCGGCGAACGTCGCTATGGGCTGGTCATACAGCGGCGGAAAATTCGCGGCACCTGAAGGCGTCACGACAGAAGTCCTGGCCGCCGCTGAGCGCTTCTGGCGGGACGGCGAGCTGGCCAGCAATGAATGGCTGGTGGCGCGGCATCGGGATGAGTTGGACATGGGCGAGGTGACGACGCTGCTGGGTGAACAGTTTGCGTCGTTGCTTGTTTACCGCAAGCGGTTGCGCGATTGGCCTGAAGGCTCGGCGTTCCCCGAGAGTGCCGGTCGACCTGTAGCGCCCGACTGGTTAGCGACTGCGCTGATCGCCTGACGCCCCGCACTGACGGGGCGTTTTATTTTCCGTTACGCGTAACACGAACACACTCACAGCCTCGCTCATGCGGGGCTTTTTCGTTTCTGGAGACTGAGCCTTATGAGTTTTTTCCACGGCGTCACGACCACGTCGGTCGACACCGGCGCGCGCACCATCTCGCTGCCCTCGTCGTCGATTATCGGTCTGTGCGACACCTTCACCCCGGGCGTGCTCGGCGGCGGCACGGCGAAAGCCGGCGAACTGAAGTTGATCACTACCGAGCGCGAGGCCATTGCCGCCTTCGGCGCTGATTCGGCAATCACCAAGGCGTGTAAGGCGATCTACGTCAAAGCCAAGGCGGTGATCGTCGCCATCGGCGTGCCCAAGCTGGAAGACGCGGCGCTGCAAACCTCAGCGATCATTGGCGGTGAACTGGTCTCGGGTCAGCGTACCGGCCTGCAGGCGCTGCTCGACGGTAAAAGCCTGTTCAACGCTCAGCCGCGTTTGTTGATCGCACCGGGCCACACCGCGACTCAGGCGGTGGCCACGGCGCTCGACAGCGTGGCGCAGAAGCTGCGCGCCATCGGCATCATCGACGGCCCGGGTACGACCGACGAGGCCGCTATTGCCTACGCCGAGAACTTCGGCAGTCGCAACCTGTTCATGGTCGACCCGGGCGTCAAGTATTGGGACACCGTCACCAGTTCGACGGTCGACGCGCCCGGCTCGGCTTGGGCAGCAGGCCTGTTTGCCTGGACGGATGCTGAATACGGTTTCTGGGCCTCGCCATCGAACAAGGAATTGACCGGCATCACCGGCACCGGCCGCGCGGTCGAGTACCTGGACGGCGACGAGACGTGCCGAGCCAACCTGCTCAACAACGCCAATATCACCACCATCATTCGCGATGACGGTTATCGCCTGTGGGGCAACCGCACGCTGTCGAGCGATCCGAAGTGGGCCTTCGTTACCCGCGTTCGCACGCTGTTCATCCTCATGGATGCGGTGCAGGCGGGGCACAAGTGGGCCGTCGACCGTTCGATCACCAAGACCTACGTGACCGATGTCACCAACGGTCTGGATGCGTTCATGCGCGACCTGAAAGCCCAGGGCGCGATCATCAACTTTGAAGTGTTCGCCGACACCGAACTGAACACGGCCAGCCAGATCGCCCTGGGCAAGGTGTATTGGCGCATCCGTTTCACCGACGTGCCGCCGGCAGAGAACCCGAATTTCCTTTTCGAAGTCACCGATCAGTGGATGACCGAAGTGCTTGAAGCAGCCTAAGGGGGCGTAGCAAATGATTCCTCAGACTTTGTACAACACAAACCTGTTCGTCGACGGCGTGAACTTCTCCGGCGACGTACCCAGCCTCACGCTGCCAAAGCTGACCACCAAGACTGACGAATATCGTGGCGGCGGCATGGCCGGCCCCATCGAGATGGATCAGGGGCTTGAGAAAATGGAAGCCTCGTTTGTCACAAAGGGCGTGCGCCGCGAGTCGCTGAAGTACTTCGGCCTGGCCGACGGCACGGCGTTCAACGCCACGTTCCGAGGTGCCTTCAAGGGCCAAAAGGGCGCGGTAACAGCGGTCGTTGCCACTCTGCGCGGTCGCCTCAAAGAGGTCGATCTCGGTGACTGGAAAGCCGGTGATGCGGCCGAGATCAAACACGCCGTTTCGGTCACGTACTACAAGCTCGAAATTGACGGGCGCCTGATGTACGAAATCGACATGGTCGCCGGCATTCAGGTGATCGACGGCAAAGACCAACTGCTCGAAGTGCGCAACGCGCTCGGCCTGTAAGGAATAGATCCAGATGACTCAAGTAATCGCTAAAACCCTGCCGGCCTGGCTGTCGCTCAGTGCAATCGGTGCCGTCGTAAGCCTGACCCGCCCAAGCCAAGCTAATAGCGTCGACGTCGAGGCGTTGACCCTGCGTGCCCCGACCGTGCGTGCGGTACGCGCGGCCGATCGCGCCGCCAATGGTGACGACGAACAGCGCGAGCTGATGTTGTTCGCCGGTCTGGCTGAAGTCGGGCTGAAGGATCTTGAAGGCCTCAAGATGGCCGACTATCGCCGCGTGCAGGCGGCGTATACGCACCTGGTGCCGAAAACTGATTATTCGGACTCGATGCCGGCATGGTTGTCGCTGACGACCGATCAGGTAGTGGTAACGCTGTCGTGTCCGAGCGAAATCAACGGCGTGACGGTCGACAAGCTGGCCTTGCGTTCGCCGACTGTGGGCGACGTGCGAGCGGCCAACCGTGAGGTGGGTGGCGACGATGAGCAGCGCGAGCTGGTGTTGTTTGCGGCGTTGTCCGGCGCTTCGGTGGAGGATCTGGAGGGGCTGAAGCTGGTGGATTTTAACCGCTTGCAGGCCGGCTATTTTCGCATGGACAACGACGACGGGCTTTAACCCCAGCGTTATCAAGTCGGCAGCGAAACGTCTGGCGTCGGAAACCGGATTTTCCGCCGCCGAGATCCAGTCGATGCCGTTCGCGGATATGGTGTGGTGGCTCACGGATTGAGCCGCCATCGGTAGTGCTGGGCACATGAGGGCCACGACATGGCAAACAAACTCGCCCTCGGGCTGGTGATCGGCGGTGCCGTCAGTTCCACGGTCGGCGCCGCGTTCAAGGATGTGACCGGGCGCATCAAGCGCCTTGAGGCAGAAGGCAACAAAGCGCGGGTGCTGCAGCGCACGATTGGCGACACCATCCGCCTGCGCGAAGAATGGAAAAAGGCTCACGACACCGGCGCGGCCGGTGCGTCCAAATTACTCAACCGTTTGAACTCGAACCTCGACAGCCTGAAAAAGCAGGGGGTCGAGGTCGGCCGGCTGGAAAAAGCCTATCGCTCGATGGGGCAGATGGCCAACAAGGCCGAGCTGAAAGCCAAGGGTCAGCAGCAGATTGATTCTGGCGTAAAGGGCATGAAGGGCGCCGTCGGTGCAGCGGTGGTTGGTGTCGGTGCCATGGCGGTACCGACCAAGGTCAGCGCTGATTTTGGCGCCATTGTGCGAGACATCGCGATCAAGGCCGGCATTGCCAACAAGCCGCAAGAGCAGGAGATGTCGCGCAAGATCATCGACACCTCACGTGACACCGGCATGGCGCGCAACGACGTGGCCGACGTGGTCAATCAGTTGGTCGGCGCCGGTATGGATCTGAGCAAGGCGCTGGAATACGCGCCTGTCGCGGCCAAGTTTGTCGTGGGGCAGGGATCCAGCGGCGTCGACACGGCGAAAATGATCAACGCCCTGGGGCAGAACGCCAAGATCACCGATCCCAAGCAGATGCAACAGGCGCTGGAAGCGATCGCCTACCAAGGTCAGGCGGGCAGCTTTGAAGCGGCCGACATGGCCAAGTGGTTTCCGGAGCTGTTGGCCAACATGGCCAGTAACGGCATCACCGGCCTGGATGCGGTGACGCAACTGGGCGCCATGTTGCAGGTGCAGATGAAGCAGGCCGGCAGTTCGGACGAAGCGGCCAACAACCTGAAAAACTGGATGGGCAAAATCGGCTCGACCGACACGGTCAAGGCCTACGAAAAAGCCGGTATTGATTACAAGGGGTCGATGCAGACCGGTTTGCAAAACGGCATGTCGACGCTCGAAACCAGTATGGCGCTGGCTCAGAAATACATTCAGGCGACCGATCCGGCGCGTGCGGCGAAAATGGCTGAGGCCACGGCAAAAATCAGCGAGCAAGCCGATCCTGAAAAAGCCAAGGCCATGATGGCCTCGCTGGAAGAATCCCTGCGCACCGGCGACCTGTTCGCTGACATGCAGGTCAAGGCGGCGCTATCGGCCTACATGCAGAACAAGGCGCTGTACAGCCAGCTCAAAAACGATTCGCGTGACGCGACCGGGATCCTCGACAAGAACCTCGCCGAGCGGCGCGAGTCGTCATCGCAGAAATGGGCGGAAATGGCCCAGTCGATGGATGACGCCATGCGCAGCATCGGTGATGCGCTGCGCCCGGTGACGGACACTGTGGCCGAGTCGTTGACCAAGGTTACTAAAGGCATTACGTCGCTGACTGATAGCGCGCCCGGAGTAGTTGCCGGTATCGCCACGGTCGGGGCGGGGCTGATCGCCTTAAAGGGTATCTTCAGCACGATCAAGATCAGCAAGGGGCTGCTAAACCTTGCGCGTGGGTCGCGCGGTGGCAGGAATGGGAGCGAAGCCCCAAATAAAAAACCCGGAGAACTTGATCTGGTAGCGACTGGCCTAGATGTTGTTTCACGGGTGAAGGACGTGGCAACAGGAGGTGGCCTTGGTACTGAAAGTGGTGCAGGTAACGACGGCGTCAAGAAGGTTTTCGTCGTCAATGCCGGCGCTATGGGTGGCGGTGTGGATGCGTCGGGCGAATCGCGCCGACGTGGACGTGGATCAAGGCGCAGAGCTCGGCGCCGGTCGTTGCCGAGTTCGAGAGGTTCTCGCCCGTCTGTGCCTCGTCCATCTGTTCCGGTTTCACGGCCACCCGTTCCGGCTTCGCGTCCCCCTGTTTCGATCCCGGCGCCATCAGTCCCTTCCGTTCCAAGTGGGGCATTGTCCAAGCTTGGCGTCGTCGCAGAAACCGTCGGTAAGGTCAGCAAGGCGGCCAAGGTCATTCCTGGCGGCACGCTGCTGGAGTCCGGCGCGATGGCGCTTGAAACCTTTCAAAACGCCAAGACCAAGGACGAAAAAGCCGAAGGTTACGGTTCGGCTGCCGGCAACCTGGCCGGCACCATGGCCGGTGCAGCAGCAGGCGCCGCCATTGGTTCGGTTGTGCCGATCATCGGCACCGCGATCGGCGGCATGATCGGTGCTTACCTGGGCAGTCAGGGCGGTGCGGCGCTGGGCGGGTCGTTGGGTAAGTCGCTGTTCGGCGGTGAGGATGAAAAGCCCGAGCAAACGGCAAAGGCGCCTGTGCCGACCACGCCGCTCATGATGGCGTCAGCGGCGCAGCAAGTCCCGGTGCTGGGGGATGTCGCGCGCTCGATGGCAGTGACGGCGCCGCTCAAGTCGGCGGCGATGGCCATCCAGCCCAAGGAGGCGGCGAAGCCGGAGCCGGCCAAGGTGGATCAGCAGTTTCAGTATTCACTGAACATGCCGGTGACCGTGCAGGGCGATGTCAAAGACCCGCAAACCTTGGCGCAGGATCTGATGCCGCACATGCAGCGAATGATGGCGGACGCGGCGAGGAGTAACGCCGCCAAGCTGTACGACGAACCCCATGTCTAAGGAGGTTTCATGGCTTACATGGAGCAGATGCAATCAAGTCTGAAGTATCTGGTGGATGCAGCGGAAACCGGGCGGCGTAGCGC